ACATGATAGAGATGTTAATGCTGCTATCAACACCCTAACTGTTGGGGCTGGAATAGCCCTCGAAAGGATTTGTTCAAATGGATAAATTCACCAGGAATCCCCCGGCTTTAGCCGTGGGGAGATTCAAAGAGAAGAAGATGCGGCTCTTGCCTACAACGCTGCTGCAATAAAGTATCATGGAGAGTTTGCACGACTCAATGTTGTGCCCTGTGGAGGACTATAATGGTAGTAATAGGCGTAGGCGGACGAAAGCAACACGGCAAAGATACCTTGGCTAATTTTGCAATACATCGCCTTTCAGAGATGGGATTTAAGGCCATCAAACGGCATTTTGCTGACCCCCTTAAGCTGGAATGCGCAACTATGCTGGCGTATGAGTTAGACCCCGGCAATCCCAATTACCATGACCGAGCCAAAGACTTTTTCCGAGAAATGAATGATGTTACTAAAAAAGAGAAATACAGATTGCTTCTTCAATTTTGGGGAACTGAGTTCAAGCGGGGCATGGTTTGCGATTCTTACTGGATTGATAAAATGCGGACACAACTTGAGTCTGACGCGGCAGATGGGGTAGCCGTGGTTTTTGTTCCAGATATGCGTTTCCCTAATGAGGCTAGGCTAGTCAAAGAGCTGGGCGGCTATAACATTCGTGTTCAGCGTCTTGGAAGGGCTGATGGGGATGGGCACGCCTCAGAGCACGCTCTGGATGATTACCAAGGCTGGGATGCGAATGTATGGAACGACCACGGCTTACCTGAACTTGAGCAAAAGGCTCATGCCCTATTGACAGCTTTTTCTGCTTTGGACCGATTATGAGACACGTCATCCTGCCGATTAGTGCTATGATACTATGTAGGGGCAAGTTCCTTGTGAGTGAGCTGGTCCCCGGCGACCAGGTGCAGGGTATCGACTATCGAAACAAGCGGCTGGCTATGGCGACTATCTCTGCCATCGGCCCTATTACATTGGCGCAAAGGGTCTTGGTTCCCATCACACAGCATAAGATGGTCCCTGTCACCAAAGAGACTGTGGGCCTGGAAGGAACTGGCCGTGGCGAGCTACCCGTAATACATATCAGGAGCGGCATAGGCTTCTGCCAAGATAAACTGAAAATGGTTGTTCGAGACCTGGGGTTCCCAGTAGAATACCAGGAAATGATAGAGGCCGTGGAACTCCAATGGGAGTGGCCGGAATACATCTGGTTTGAGGGTATTCTGGTAGGGACTGAATTATGATCTCATTATCAGACGATGGTATAGTACAGCAATTAGTGGCTCGCTACCTGGAGAACCCGGAGGAGGGTGAGACTCTAGCTCGTGAGTATGGCCTGTGGGATGTGCTCTACAACACCATCTTTCATCCACTGCAGTTACAGTGCTGCCGTGAGGATGTCAACGCCTTTATCGAGTATTGCTTCGTTGACCCGGACACCAAGAAGAATGTTGAGCAACAGCCTTTCCATAGGGAATGGCAAGAACTCATTACCCAGCATAGCCGTGTGCTTATCGTAGCTCCCCGTGGGCATGGAAAAAGTTACCAGGTCATAGGTCGGGTTGTCTGGGAACTGGGCCATAATCCTGACTTGAGAATCAGAATTGTATCGGTTGGGGATGATGAAGCCAAAGGAATCCTCGGATTGATTCGATCATTTATCGCTAACAGCCCGGAAGTACATGAAGTATTCCCTAATCTGGAGATTGATACAAAGAAGGGCGACCGGATGACTGACTTCTTTGTGAAACGCCACATAGAACAGAAAGATGCTTCTGTAAACGCCGCTGGTGTGCTATCAGCGGGGGCAGGAGGTCGAGCCGATCTTCTGATCTGCGACGACGTTGTGGACCTCAAGAACTCCGTCATCAACCCCGCGATGCGTGAACAAGTTATTCGATCAATCAAAGAGACCTGGTTCTCTCTGGTTTCTGCGACAGGTCGAATCGTCTGGCTTGCTACTCCATATCATGTTGCTGATGCCACGTACAACGTCAAGGCCACGGGAGCATTCAAAATCTGGTGGACCCCGGCTATCGAGTATCGGAAGCACTACCTTGAGGATGGCTCGCCGGAAGTTGATGAGTTGACCGGTCAACACAAGATCACCAAGCACATTCTCTGGCCGGACAAGTGGTCTGAAGAGAAGTTGGAAGAACGCAAGGCTGAGTTGGGAGAGCGCATATTCGCCCGCCAGTACCTTTTGAACGCTATGTCGGATGAGGAGCGGACGTTCCCAGAGAAAGCACTTGAGCACAGCTTTGACTTCACACGAGCCGAGGTTGGCGACGATGTAGATGATGAATGGCCGACATTCGGCGGGGTGGACCTGGCCTCGGCCCTGGGCAAGAAGAACGCCTGGACGGTTATCTGGACTATTGCCAAGAACCCCTATGATAACAAGTTCTACCTGAAGGAGATGTATCGCAGGCGGATGTCGTTCCCGGACATTATCGCGGCCATTCTGACCCAGTACCAGAGACATCATTGGAGGCTCTGCAAGGTGGAGAATAATGCGTTCCAGCAGGCCGTCATAGACGCCATCGCTGAGAAAGACCGAACCATTCCAGTAGAGCCATTCACCACGGGCCAGAATAAGGCCAATGAAAAGGTGGGCCTGCCGGGAATGGCAGTTGCTTTCGAGAAGAGCCAGTTTGCTATACCGGCTGCGCGATTCCCGCTTGCACCGGATGACGCTTCGACTATTGCCACGGTGATGAACGAGCTTCGTACACACCCTGGCGGTGAGTTCTCAGATACCATCATGGCTCTCTGGTTCGCCTGGTCTGCGGCAACTACTGGGTCAGGTGGATTCGAGGATGCATGGCTGGAGTCACAGAAGGTAGCCTAGCATTTCTTTGATGATTGTGATATAATGCATGTGAGTATGCTTCTTCAACAGGAGAATTAGATTATGGCAAGCCCAATTGGTTCCAACAGGAATCCATCACCCATAGGTGCTTACGGCGGAATGTCCGGGTCCAACGACCGTGTGGCTGCCCCTGCCTGGGCAAGAAAGTTAGGTCGGGTTCTAAAGACCATCTTCGACCCGGAGACAGCGACCCCTGGGCATCCGACGACCCATCCTGTGCCGAATATCGGAGACAACTTCGTATCGACCGGCATCACGGATACCACCACTATCACCTACATGGCTAACGCTTGGCGAGTCTATCAGAATCGCAAATCCATTTACCAAGACATCGAGCGGATGGACTCAGAGGATGAGATCGTAGCGACCGCCCTGGACATCATCGCTGACTGCTCAGTGAACTATGCTGAGACAGCCCTGCCCAAGGAGACTTTCAAAATCCGGGCCAAGACCGACAAAGCTCAACGGGTCTTGGATGATCTGTCTAAGCGCCTCAATCTGCCAAGCGAGATATGGTATATCGCCAGGGATATGGTCAAACAAGGCAATGACTTCCGCGAGGTCGTGATCGACCGGCAGGCTATGAAGATCGTCGCTTTCAAGCAGACGGTCTCCTATCAGATTTACCCCAAGACAAACGCTAAGGGCGACAAGTGCCCCGGTTGGACTCTCAAGACTGATGGTGACGTGTTCACTGGTAAAGAGTATGACCTGGAAGAGTGGCAGATCATACCGTTCATCTTTGGCACAAAGCGTGGCTACCTGTCCATTCCTCCGCTGGCCCCGGCCCGGAGAAACTGGATTCGACTGGCGAAGATGGAAGACGGTATGGCTATCGCCCGTCTTGTCCGTGCGTATGATAAACTCGTCCACAAGATTCCGGTTACGAAAGAGATGTCCACGGACGAGATCATGACGCGAATCAGAATCCACAAGGACTCTGTGACCAAACGCCGAATCCTGGATTCCAGTGGCCTTGTCACCCAGGTCGATGCTCCGCTTGACGTGGCGACAGACTTCTACCTCCCGGACGTTGGCGATGGTAGAGGCGGCATAGAGTGCCTGACTGCGAACAATGCGCAGCTCGGCAACCTGAACGACATCATCTACCACCGTGAGAAACTGTTGAGCCGATTGCAGGTTCCCATTGCTTACCTACAGATCACCACGGCGCAGAAGACCCACGTATCAGCGGGCCAGACAAAGGGCGCGAATGTAGAGATACAGTTTGCTCGTATGCTTCGCCGTGTGCAGCGACACCTCCTGGAGGGCCTGCGCCGTCTGTGCGACATGGAACTGATGCTGAATGGCATTACGCCGGATGATGACCTCTATGAGATCGACCTGACGCAGATCAACACCAAAGACCTCAAAGAGGATGCCGACATCGA